TCGCCGGATCCAACGGCCAGCAGCCGACCTCCGGCGAAGTCCCCCGGCTGCAGCAGCAGATCATAACCCCGTTCGACCGGTACAACCAGAAACTGCGCGAAGTCGAGCACAAGCAGCTTGACGCGCTCGGCGGCGCGTTCGCAAAGGCGACGAAGAAACGCCGTGCGGCGGAGGCAGCGGCGGCTGAAGAAGCTGCTGCGCGTGCGCGTGCCGCGGCAGAGGCGACCAGGCTCGGGAACGCGTACCGGCAGACCAACGCCGAGTTCAGGGGTCAGGTAGGATCCACGACCATGTCCGACCCGAAACGGCAGCGGAACGTGAACATGACCGACACCGATGAGACCCACGCCAGGGCCAACGCCATGGCGCGTGCTGCTGCGGAGACGGCGCAGGTCGCGTACGACACCAGCTCCGAGGCTGCGCGCGACGAGAAGCTGGCAATGAAGCGCGCGCAGCGGGAGCAGGAGAGGTTTTCTGCCGGGAGGAACCTGAGCCCGGTCGAGAAGTACCAGCGCGACGGCATGATCCGCACCGCAAGCCCGCAAGTCATTGCAGCGGCTGAAGCGCTTGGCATCGCCAGGGACGCCAACACCGCTATCCCGGGCAGGGCCGCGAACGCGTACCAGGAACGCGGCGCCAATCTTACCGAAAAACTGAAGGGCGAAGCTAACACGACCAGCGCGATCACATACTCTGCGACCGGTGAGAACCAGCGGCAGGCGTACGAGGCCGCGCAGCGTGATCTTGACAACCTCACACAGATGCGGCACTACGGCGGCAAGGTCACTGAAGAAGAGTACAAGGCGGCGGTCGAGAAGCGCGACTATGCGCGCGCAGACATGATGCTGAACGATCCGAACGCGTCCTACGACGATAAGCAGCGGGCGCTGTCGTATTTCGCCGAGCGCGCGTCCGATCAGAAGCTGGAAGAGCTGGGCATTACAAAGCCCGGAATGACCGACGACGAGTATGATAGATTGGCAAATGACGTGCCAATGATCCGTAGCCTCATCAACACTATCGACACGCTGAGAAAGCAGAGGAACGATGCCGGCAGCACCGGAAACGACCAGGCGCAGCGGCTGATCGATGAAAACATTGAAGAGCTGAAAACCAAATACGGCATGACTGAGAAGCAGGCCCGCGACTCGCTCGCCGGTTTTGATTCCGAGCGCCACGTCCGCTCCGAGTACCAGTACCTGAAGGACGCGTACAAGGCGCAATATCAGCACGCCGGCGAGCATCCGGCGAGCCCTGTCAACAAAAGCGAGGAAGACGCCACCTACCGTGCCGTAAACGGCCTTGAGGACAAGGACGCTGTGAAGCTTATGCGGAACCCGACCGGCACCGATGACCAGTTCTACACCTCTTCCAAGCAGCAGAAAGAGAAAGAAACCTACGAAGGGCTGACGCAGGAGCAGAAGAACGCATACAACGCGATCTACGAGGCGCAGGGCATAGACGCGGCGAATAAGTACCTGAAAGACATCCTCCCGCTCGTCGAGCTGCAGCGCGCCGCGAACGACAAACAGTACCTGGAGCAGCTCGCGAAGGAAAAGAAGTTCCCCGCGTGGTTGCTTGCGCGGATCACCAACACCGTCGCGTCGATCCCGGCCATGGCCGAGAAGCTGTACACTGCAGGCAAGAACATGGTCGACTACGCAGCGTCCGGCGGCACGAACATCCCGACGCGCTACAGCACCGACAGCCGGCTGAGCCGCGCCAGCAACTGGGCCGACATTGTCCAGTCCAAACAGTCGCAGGACATCCTCAACTATTACGATGAAAAAGGACGTCCTTGGCTCGGCAAAACCATGAACTTTATGTACGAGACCGGCACGAGCATTGCGGACTCCTTGATCGCGATGGGCCTTGCCGCCGTGACCGGCTTCTCCGGTGGTCCTGTCGGCGAGCTCGCCGGCAAAGCAGCATCCGGCGCGCTGTTCTTCTCCAGCTCCGGGAACCAGGCGTACAAGGACGCGATCGAGCGCGGCGCCACGCAGAACCAGGCGATGGCGTTCTCGGTCCTGTCCGGCGCTGCCGAGGTCATCTTCGAGGAAGTATCACTGGAGCGCGCCTTGAAGAACGTAAAGGTGCAGGGCCCGACATTGGCGAAACTGTTCAAGAACGCGCTGATGCAGGGCGGCACCGAGGCGTCCGAGGAAGTCGCGACCGAGATCGCGAACACGCTCTCCGATCTGTGGGTCATGGGCGACAAGGCAGAGTTCAACAGGATCAAGGCCGAGGAAGGCACGGCGGCAGCTGTCAAGGACCTGCTGAAGAACCTGGGTATGGCCGCGCTCGGCGGTTTCGCGTCCGCGCTCGGGTTCGGCGTGATCGAGCTTGCAGCGAACGCAAAGGGGCTGAGCGACTACCGCAAGCTCGGCAAGCAGGTCACCGAATACGGGAACGTGAAGGATATCACCGACACCGCTATGCTGCTCGGCGGCGACGCTATGGAGAAAGCGCAGGAGGCGACGAAGTACAAGGACGCCGCGAACATCGGCGAGATGACCGCCTCCGTGTACCAGACGCTTGACAAGCTGGACACCGATAACGACCACCGGGCTGCAGCGGCACGGCTCGTCGACGGCACGCAGATGACCGAGCGCGAAGCCGGCGACGTTCTTGACGTGCTCGGCGCTGACACCGTGGAGAGCATGGGCTACGACGCTGCATCCCCCGCTGCGTTTGCCGGTTCCTACAATCAGCGCATCGAGGACAACAAAATCAAAAGCCGGTCCGAGCGCAGGTTCGACACGCAACAGGATGCCGCCGCGCGCGTGTGGAAGAACCCGAACCAGGGCTATACCACAACCGAGGACGGCAAGCGCGTTATGAGCCTTCCCGGGAACATGACCGCCGTAGCACACGCGGAAAACGAGCGCAGCAACTTCAAGGCCCAGACGACCGCAAAGATGAACGGCGTGACGCTGGAGCTCTCCGGCATGGAAGCGCGCAAGGGCCTGACGGACGCGCAGATCTTCGATGAGGCGAAGAAGGCCATGACCAAGAAGGCGGCGCGGAAGTTGGACGTGTACATGAAACTGGCCAAGGCGCTGTCTATGCCTATGGTGATCCGGGACGTCGTCGCCGGCACCAGCGGGTACGTGCACAACGGCACCTTGTACGTGACGCTGAGCGGACGGCAGGCCATCCCCCGCGTCGTCGCACATGAGCTCACGCACCTTGCAAAGGAGAACAACCGCGCTAAGTACGACGCGTTGCGGACGCATCTCATCTCAGAGGTCGGCCAGGAGAAGTTCGACCAGATGGTCAAGGACAAGGCCAAGAAATACGGCCTTGATCTCAGCACCGAGGAAGGCCGGGTCGAAGCTGACGACGAGGTGTGCGCCGAGCTCTGCGAGCGGATGCTGTCCAACCCCGACTCCCTGGAGCGGTTCGCGGAAAAGGACACCGCCGCCGCCATTACGTTGAGAGACCATCTGCTGAAGATCCTGAACGCCATCAAGGCGGCTCTGAAGGATCCGAGCAACCGCGTCTTCAGCGACAACAGCGGCCTGATCAAGCAGCAGGAGACCATCGAAAGCTGGTACGACTTGATAAGCGACGCGATCAAGAACGCGAACGAGCGCGCGCAGACCAACGAGGGCCGGATAGCGCAGACCGCCGGCGTGACCACAGCCGACCAGGATAACCTGATCAGTGACCTCGAAGGCGCGAAGACCGACGCGGATATCGACAACGCCATTGCCGAGCATTCTGTTGACGTCATCGAGTACGACATGGCCGGTTACCGCCAGGACCTGGTGGACAGCGGCCTCATGAGCAACAGAGACCTCGACAGCCTGTTCGACACCATGAACAAGGCCATCGACATGGTGAAGGCGCACCGCGCGATCCTGGACTACGGCGCCGAGCTGACGTCGGCTGAGGAGATTGAGAACGCGAAGAAGAACCGTGCGTACCTGCCGTACAAGCAGAACGCCGACCCGCACTATAAACTGGCGCTGGACTTCAGCACGCTGTGCAGAAAGCGCGTGCTGCTGCAGAGCATCCAGGAGCGGCTGCAGGCGAAGATGGGCCGCGCGCTCACGCAGGAAGAAACCGTTGCTATCCGGCTGGAGCTCCAGAAGCTGCAGCGTGAAGGCATGAAGGTCGAGGTCGCCTGCGCGCTGTGCTACGTGGAGGCAGCGCGGCTGAAGAGCCCGAAAGTGATCAATGCGTTCCTGAACAACACGGCAAACGAGATGCGGAACTACTTCGCGAAGAAGAACCCCGCGTCCAAGAAGATCATCGAGGGCATGCAGCAGCAGTGGAAGGTCGACCACGGCCTTGCCCCCGACGCAACGAAAAACGACATGAAAGCTGCCGGCGTCAGCGTCGACGCGTTCAACCAGTACTCCCGCGACATCCGGGAGCAGTTTGAGGGGAACGCTGACGAGGCGGAGATCATCGCGCGTGCGGTGGACCTGGTGAAAAACCATCGCGAGGTATTCCTGTCGGCGTCCGAGCTGACGAAGCTGAAGAAGGCCAACCCGGACATCTTCAATGCGTTCACGGACAAGGTACGGTCCGCCACCCGAAGCAAAGCACAGGAGACCGACACGTTCTACTCCCGCGGCGACATCGACATGGTGAGCGAGGCGATTCTGAACTACGCGAACGCCGAGAGCGGGTTCCGGCACCAGAGCTGGTCCGACTTCGTGCCCACGCACCTTTTGGACACGATGGCAGCGGTCATCGAGATGAGCACCAAGAAGGCGAAGATGCACGCGTACACGAAAGTGCCGTCCATGGTCCGGCTGCTTGGCAAAACCGGCATGGCGCTGAACATGTCGCTGATCCCCTCAGGCAACACCGGCATCGACGCGAACGGCAACCTGTCCTTCGACGCCGTGGAGGGCATGCCCTGGGAGACAATGCTCCAGCTGCGTGACATGTTCCCGGAGACCGCCGGCAACATCGCGATCGGCATCAACGACGCGCAGATCCAGAAGCTGTTGGAGAGCAAGGACATCGACTACGTGATCCCATACCACGCCAGCGGCATGAACAAGAATATGCGCGGGTACCTGGACATCCGTGCCTGGTCGGAGTACACCTCCTCCCAGAACGAGAAGACCAACCACCGCGGCACGAAAGGCGCCGCGCCTGAGCTTGCGGAATGGTTCGATGAGAAGGCCGCTGCAAAGGCCGAGGACGGTGAGGCGTTCATGCGCGCAGCGTCCGAGAAGTACCTGCAGCTGTGCTTCGAGCGCAACCTGGTCCCGAAGTTCAGCCAGTACCTGACGAACAACGGCGACGGCAGCTACAGTCTGAAGGAAGGCTACGAGAACTACTGGAAGATGCTCACCGACCGGAAGATGGTGAACCAGCAGACCGGCAAGGTGATCATCCAGCAGGCGGTGAAGCCCAACTTCGACCAGGCAACCGTGCTCGGGATCCTCGAGGACCGAGTAAACGACCCCGCGATCCAGGACGCCGCAAAAGCAGCAGACATCGTGACCGAGAAGTTCAGCGACTGGCAGGCCGGAAAGAACAACGCCAGCGCTGAAGCGATCCAGGCGGCGAAGGACATCCGCGACCGGACCGCGGCGATCACCGCACAGAAGACGGCGGAAGCCGGCAACATACGAAACAGCTTGGATGATGAGACGGTTGAAACGATTGGGGACGTCCACAAGGCGGAAACATTCTCATATGACAACCTTGTAAAACAGAAACCAATGGTTGTATATGATATGCCTTCTCTTGGCAGTCTTAAAACAAATGGGAACATAGACCTTGACAAAGTCATAGATATGGGGCTAAAGAATGCAGCATCTGTTGGCGAGAAGATCGGAGAAACGGAATACAGCATCAAAAACAGATACACCGGAAGTCAAATCAGACTAAGCAAAAACGCCATTGAGCATGGGTTTGATGCCGATGATGCAGGCAGATTGAGGACCAACGTGAGATTGGCGGCTATTAGCGGGACGATAGTTCAGAATGCGATACCCATCAACGCTGTAACGCCTAAAAACAAACAAGCGTCATGGGCGTACGTCATGTGCAGTCTGCTTAACAGCGGAGACAGGCAATTCGTAGCCGCAGTTCATGTGAATCAGTTTACAAATGCCGTAGAAAGCATTGAGTTCAAAGAGGTGGCCCACTCTGTAAGCGGGAGGATAACAAAAGAAGCAGATCGGTCTTCCACAAGGGAAACCGGAAACAATCCGGCCACATCTGCTCCTGTAATCACTATAAATGATTTCCTCGATATTGTCAATAACACTTACAGAAGTTTGTTGTCAAAATCTGTTCTTGATCATTATGGAGAGAAAAGACCGACAAACGGGCTGTTTTCGGATGATGCTATCTTCTCCCTGGATGACGACGCGATCCGTGATGCGTTCACGGTCATCGACACGGCCGGCATCGAGGACGGGCTCGAAGCGCTGAGAGACGTGAAGCACGTGGGCAGCTTCGCGCTGAAGGACATCAGCCGGTTCCTGGACGCGAGCGCCGGCAAGAACAAGGACCTCCGCAACACGCTGCACGCGATCTTCGAGGCCCCGCACAGCGAGGCTATTGGACGCTACGCCCGGGGCGTGGAGCGGATGCAGCAGAAGGTACTGGACATCGGGCAGCGCGCCGGCGTATGCGACGCGAAGGGCAAGCACTTCGACAGCAAGAAGAGCGCGGCGATCCAGAACATCGGCGAGGGATTCAGCAACACGTACACGGACCTGAAGCTGAAGGTGAAGGACGCGGAGCACGTGACCGTGCAGGCGTACGACCCGGACACCGGCAAGCTGGTAGTATCCGAGAAGGACTACACGCTGAAAGAGCTCCGGCAGGCGTACGGCACGAACGCTGCCGATTACGTATGGGACCAGGTATTCCACCAGGCGGAGGACGCGCAGGCGACCGGCGGCGAAGGCGGATGGGTAGAACAGAAAGTGAACACCCGCCCGTATACGCTGGAGGATCTGCAGACCGCGTACCCGAACGACTGGCAGAAACTGAAAGGAGCAGCTGACGAGTTCCGGCAGATGTACGACGAGTACATCCGCGACCAGAACAACATGCTGGCTACGATCTACCCGATCGAGAGTGAGTACGCTGACGTAGAGAAGCTCGAAGCGGCGATCGAGAAGAAGCAGGAGCGGCTGATCCGGCACAAGGACGCCGTGAACGCACAGCTGGATGGCCTGCAGAAGCGCCTCGAAGCCAAGGAAAAGGAGATGGCCGGCAAGAAGCGCACGGACACGAAAGCGTACCGGCAACTCGTGGAACAGGCGAACAAGCTGACGGACCGGATCGCCGAAGTGAAGGCGGAGATTGCGGAGTACGAAGCGAACGCGAAGGACGAGCTGATCAGGATGAACACGCTGAAGGTCGAGATGCAGAACGCGGTCCAAAAGGGCGACTACTCCCTGAAGCGCATGCACCGGTTGCAGTACCGGTCCGACTACTTCCATCACTTCACTGAGATGGCGAGCGGGATCCAGAACCTGAAGAGCATCTTCACGAACAACACCGACATCGCGCCGGCCATCGTCGGCAAGAGCGAGAACACCCGGGCGAAGACGAAGTGGGCCGGATACTTCCAGCAGCGGATGGGCGGCGACTACACCGCCGACGCGCTGAACGGCATGCTCCGGTACGGGCAACTCGCAGAGTATAAGCTCGCGTTCGACCCGCTGACCGCGTACCTCCGTGACGTGAACAAGCAGATCCGTGACATGAGCGACGACACGAACCGCGACGGGCTCATCCGGTACATCGACCAGTGGGCCGACAACATTGCCGGCAAGTCGCACAAGCTGGACCGCGTGGTATCTGACGCCGGTTTGGCGCCGCGCAAGGCTATGCAGGTCCTGCAGTGGATCAACTCCCGCGTGATCCAGAACACGCTGCTGTGGAACATGCGCTCCGCGCTCGTTCAGATCTCGAACATCACAAACGCGAAGGGCATCGTAAAGAACAACATCGACTGGCTGAACGGTCTGAAGGCGTGGGCCATGGCGGCACGCGGCGACGAGGCTATGGCGTCGATCATGGCGCAGAGCAACTTCCTGGCCTCCCGGTACATGGACGGGCTCGAGCTGACCGACAGCAAACTGAAAAGCGCGAAGCAATTCGCCGGCTGGATGCTCGGTGCACTGGACGAGATCTCCGCGAAGGCGACGTGGTGGGCGGCGTACCAGTCGTACGTCAGGAACCAGAACGTCGCGAAGAACCAGTACCGGTCCTACGACAGCGCCGTCGACTACGCAGACGATGTGACCAGGAGAACGCACGCCGGCAGAGGCGTCGGCGAGCTGGCGCCGGCCATGACGTCGAAGGTGATCAACTTCGTCGCCCCGTTCCAGGTCGAAGTCAACAACACCTGGCAGCTGCTGAAGGACAACGTGAAGCAGAAGAACTACCTTGGCCTGCTGAGCACCGGTCTGAGCGTGTTCCTGTTCAACACCGCCTTCGAAGCGATCGTCGGCAGCACGCCCCTGGGCTTCGACTTCATCCGAGCGGTCATGGACATCGTGCTCGGTTTTACGAACGACGACAAGGACGACGATCCCGACGTGAAGAGCATCGCGCAGCGGTTCGCCGGTGAGCTGGTGGGCGGGCTCCCGTTCGCGTCGCAGCTCGTGGCGGCGTTCGGAGAGGACAACGCGAAGAAGCTGCTCGGCGAGAACAACGACGCGACCAGGTACGGCAACACGCAGATCGGCGTGAACGCGGTCGTGAACGCCGTGAAGGGCTTGAAGGACATCGGCTCCGGGCTCATCGAAGGGCGCAGGGTCAACTGGATCGACGACCTGGACGACCTGCTGAACCTGACCATGCCGATGGGCGCGAAGCAGCTGACGCGGTCCGCGCAGGGCATAATCACCGCCGCGAAAGGGTACGCCGGGAAGTATGATAATAAAGGCGACGAGAAGGTCCAGTTTGTGACCGACGGCGACATCCTTGACTACATCCATGCTGGGCTCTTCGGCAAGTGGGCGCTTACAGAGGCAAGCGAGTACTTCGGCGAGAAGCGGCTCCTGCCGGAGCTCTTCGGCAAGTACAACGGCCAGAAGTCGTCCACAGGCAACCTGGTCGACGCGAAGGAGTACAAAGCGGCGCTTGCGACCGGCATCGGCGGCAAGGACTACTTCACGCTAAAAGACGACTTGAAAGCGTATAGGACCCAGGCGGGCAAGCGCACTGAGCTCCTGCAGCAGAAGAACCTGACGCCGGAGCAGAAAGCGAAACTTGACGCACTGATGATCGTCGACAAGAAAAAGGAAACGAAGACCAGCGGCGGCGTGGTGTACCAGAAGAACAGCGACGGAGACTGGGAAGTCAAGGCGGACTACTCTTCCGTAGAGTGGATGGATATTGCAGAGCTCGGTGACAAGAAGTACCAGCAGGCGAGAGGCGCCGTGGCTGCCGGAATGAAACCGAAGACGGTGCTTGACATCTTCGACAAGTGGAAAGAAATGTCCGGCAAGGACAAGAAACAGCAGGCGCGAGAGTATCTTGACAGCCTGAACCTGCCGAAGAAGCAGTACGACTACATCTGGACGCAGGTATTCAACTACAAAGCGGACTAAACAATCGGGAAGATGACCGTTTTCGGCATCTTCCCTCTTGTAGTATCAAGTGAGAAATATCAAGGAGATTATATATGAGCGTTTCTCCCCTGGGGCCGTTCCCCAACACAATCGCAAACCTGCCTGACCGTCCGAACCTCGGCCCGCAGCAGATGAAAGATGCGCTGCAGCAGGACGTTAGCACTCTCTGGCCGGTCGTTCAGCAGCTGATCAGCGACGTCAACAACATCACCGGCTTCGCCGACCTGCCGCTGTCCGTTGCCAACGGCGGCACCGGCGCGAACAACAAGGGCGACGCACGCGAGCACCTCGGGATCTACGTCGGCAACAGCACGCCTTCCTCCGTCGCGTCGAGCCTCTCCGTCGGCGACATCTACGTGTACGTACCTGATCTGTCATGAAGACGTACACGCTAAGTCCCGTATCGATCAAGGGCGGGCAGCGCGGCTCATGGAGCACGTCCGCGTGGAATCTGTACACGCTCACCAGCAACGGCGAGCGTAGGATTGGTCGCAACAAGACGAGCGGGTACAACTACGCGACCTACTTCCTGTTCGACCCGACGGCGCTGGCGGCGCTGACCGGGAAGACGATCCTCAGCATTACGCTGTCCATGACGGTACTGAGCGGGAACATTCCTGCATCAACCAGCCACTCCATTCACATCGGGTACAAGTATAACGGTGATGAAGGCACGTCCTCGAACACGCAGGCGTGGGCACGCGGCGACGCGGGATCGACCGAGATCTCCGGCAACTACGAAGCTGGGTACTTCAGAAACGCAACCGGCGGCAGGACCGACGCAGACAACACGACGCTGCAGATTGATCTCACCGGCAGCGACGTCCCGAAGTACGGGTACGTCATCGGCCCGGACTCCTCTTCCGTCGAGACCTACTGCACGGTTGCGAATAACGCGGTGCTCACCATCGTCACGGACGAGGTCAGCACGTTCACCGTAACATACGACGCTAACGGCGGATCCGGCGCTCCTGCGGCGCAGACGAAGCAGGCGGGCGTAGCGCTCACCCTGTCAAGCACCGAGCCGCTGCGCTCCGGGTACATGTTCCTTGGCTGGAACAGCGCTTCGGACGGCACCGGCGCCGACTACCAGGCAGGCGGACAGTACGCGATTGACGCCGACGTGACCTTGTACGCAAAGTGGCAGCAGATCACGCAGACCGGCGTGTGGGTGAAGGGCTCCGGTAACCAGATGCACCAGGGGACCGAGTGGGTGAAGGGCTCAGACAACCAGATGCACGCGGCGACGCTGGACGTCAAGGACTCTGACAACCAGATGCACCAGAGCAGCTAAGGAGGCAACATGCTGAACGAGTTTATCAAATACCTGGAAGAGCAGATCGGCCAGCCCTACATGTGGGGCGGTCAGCATACGAAGCTCACGCCGGAGACCTACGAGGCGATCATCCATGCCAGGGAGGACGGAAGGGGCGGATACAAGGACGGCACCTCATACGCGGACGCGTGTATAGCGTTCTGCAAAAAAAAGTTCGACGCAGGCGCAACGGAACTTTTCGCCTACGACTGCTCCGGGCTTGGAATGTGGTGGATCGAAAACCTGAAGCACCTGCGGGACAAGGATGCGTCCGCGAACACCATGATGCACTGGTGCGTGAACCTGGACGACCCGGAGCCGCCCGAAAAGGGCTGGTGGGTATTCCGGGTGAACGACGCCGGCAAGGCTACGCACATCGGCTACATGATCGACAACGAGTACCTGATCGAGGCGAAGGGTCGCAAGTGGGGCGTGGTCGCTACAGAGTTCGACGAGGACGACTGGGACTGCTGGGGTATCCCTGACATCTTCTACGACGAGATCGTCAACCCGGAGCCTGATCCCCCCGAACCGCCCGAACCCACCGACCGTGTGGTCAAGGTGATCGGCAAGTCGGTACGCGTGCGGAAGAAGGACACCGTGCTCAGTAAGACCCTGTTCATCGCCCACAACCGCGCGTGGTACAGGGAGCATGGTTTTGGTAAGAAGGGAGACGAGTTCCCGCTGCTGGGCATCGCGCCGTCCGGCTGGTACTGCATCGAGACCAAGGACGGCGAGGCATACATAACAAACAAAGAGAAATTCACCAAACTGGAGGACAAAGAAGCATGAGAGACTGGAAGAAGTGGGCCAAATGCGCGGGCATCCGCGCCCTGAAAACCGTGTGCCAGACGGCGGTGGCGCTTATCTCCGTCGGCACCGTCATGAGCGACATCAACTGGCTGCAGGTCGGCAGCGCTGCGCTTCTTGCGGGCATCCTGTCCCTGCTTACGAGCGTGGCAGGCATCCCGGAGGAGCATCTGGAGGACTAAACCATGCTTGAACCGTCGGACATCGAAAGACTGAAAGAGATCTTCGTCACAAGGCAAGAATGCCAGAACACGAACGAAGAGATTAACAAGAAGCTCGCGAACGACTCGACTGAGCTGGCGCTGATTAAGCAGCAGCTCGCGACCATAGCATGGGTGAGCAAGACGACCCTTGCCGCGGTCATCGTCGCGATTGTTGGTGCTGTCTTGTCATTGATCATTAAATGATGGACTGCACGAACTGCAACCGGAAGGTGGAATATCCCCCTGTTCCTTTCGTTGTCCACGAGAACATGCGGGCGCAGATGGACCTACAGATCCGAAGGCTCATCCGCGTCATCGTGCTGCTTGTCGTTTTATTGGTAGGGTCGAACATGGCGTGGCTGTTCTACGAGGAGCAGTTTGAGACCGTCCGCGTCCAGCAGGAAAACGACCGCGGCATTAACAACTTTATAGGTAACGACGGAGATATAAACAATGGCAACCCAGACAATTACCTACCGTAGGAAGAAGCAGAAAACGCAGACGGCTCCCGCGCCTAAGAAGCGCCGCTCAACCGTGACCCGTAACAATAGCACGCCTTCAAAGGTCTGCCCCACCTGCGGTGGCACGGGTCGCGTGCGGTGATTGAGTACACCAACAGCGCCGTGGCGAGGATCATCGATGAGTACATTCACTCGGAGCGCGATCGCGCCATCATAAAGCGCCGTCTGATCGACGGCATCTCCATTGAGCGACTGGCAGAAGAATTCGACCGGTCTCCTCGCGCTATGCAGAGGAAGGTCGCAAAACTTCAGACGGTCGTCTTTTTGCATATGAGGTAACAAATGAAAAGCGACTTTGATCTGATCATCCACAACCTGCCAGCTGCTCCCGAGGTGAAGCTGTTCTTTGTCGGCGACCTGCACATCGGCGCCATCGAAGCGAACCATCGCGCGTGGGAATTTTTCTGCGATAACGTGCTTGCGGACCAGGCAGCGTACCTCTGTATTCTCGGCGATATGATGAACAACGCCACCCGGTCATCGGTCAGCTCGGTTTTCGACGACGCCATGTCGCAGTTCCCCCGTCCATCCGAGCAAAAGCGGTACCTGGTCAACCAGCTCAAACCGCTCGCGCCACGGATCCTGTGCATCGTGCCGGGGAACCACGAAGGCCGGAGCATTAAGGACGCAGACGATGAGCCGCTGTACGACGTCGCCGCGAAGCTCGATCTGGAAGAAGTGTACCGGCCCAACTGCGCCTTCATAAAGATCGGCATCGGAGCGCGGAACGCCGGCGGCGGGCGTGAAAAGCCGTTACAAATATACACGGCAACAGTCACCCACGGCGCAGGCGGTGGAATATACACCGGCGCGGCGGTGAACCGGAACGAGCGCATGGCTATGTTTGTAGACACGGACATCCTGGCAGTAGGCCACACGCACAAGGGCGCGATAACGAAACCGTCCAGGATCCACGTTGACACATACGCGAACACCGTCACCCAGCGGAGCATCACCGTCGTATCGGCGTGCTCCTGGATGAGCTACGGCGGGTATGCATTGCGGAAAATGCTGCTGCCTTCATCTGCGCAGGACCCCGAATACCCGCAGACGGTCGTGCTCGGCGGGCTCCGGGACAAGCGGTTCATCAAAACAGTATGGTAAAATCCATAAATTATTGAGCTAAATTAAAAGTGCACTTCATATCAGCGCCACTTTTGTCGTCATATTGACGCCTTTCCGACATGGGAATGGCGTCTATTTTTTTATACACTTTTCTCGAAAGAAAGGGGGATCTTACACATGTACAACGGATACAACAACTTCATGCCTTATATGCCTCAGCGCACCGAGGTCGTCCGCGTAAACGGGCGCGCCGGTGCTGAGTCGTTTGCCATGGGCCCAAACAGCTCCGCACTGCTTCTGGACGAGAGCGGTACGCTGGTCTGGCTCGCCACCACCGACGGAGCCGGGTACAAGACGGTCGCACCTTACGACATCACGCCGCACAAGCAGGCCCCGGCGCCTGAATACGCCAGCCTTGAAGAGCGAATCAAGAAACTGGAGGACATGATTCATGCTACCGCAGATACTACAGCAGCTAAACAGGAATAGCGTCGGGCAGATCCAGCAGATGGCCCAGCTCCTGAAGGGGAACCCCATCGGCATGCTACAGAACATGCCACAGTACCGGCAGGCTATGGACCTCGTTCAGCAGAGCGGCGGCGATGCCCAGGCAGCTTTCTATAAGCTGGCCCAGCAGCGCGGCGTGGACCCGAACGAGATCCTACGCTACCTGAAATAAACCGGAGCGCGCACGGTTTATAATAAAGAAAGGAACAAAAAACAATGGACACTTCTAATGGTATCACCCCCGTCATGCCGGTCGGCGGCATGGGCGACGGCTTCGGCGGCAACAGCTTCGTATGGATCTTCGGGCTGCTGATCCTGCTTGGCCTATTCAACGGAGGCTTCGGTGGTTTCGGCGGCAACAGCAATGCTGTCCAGGCTGACGTCAACCGCGGCTTTGACAATCAGAACCTGCAGGCGCAGACCCGCGACATCCTCAGTGCTGTGACCAGCGGCACGGCGCAGAGCGTCGCCGCGTCTAACCAGGTCTATCACGACGTCGTCGGGTACGTCGGCGACAAGTACTCGGAGCTCACTCGTGACATCTCCGGGCTTGCGGTCGGTCAGGCCAACCTGCTCGCGAAAGAGAACGAGTGCTGCTGCGCCACCCTCCGCGCCATCGACGGCGTCAACTACAACGCCGCCATGTCCACCGCGGCAATCAACGCCAACACCACGGCGCAGACGCAGAAGATCCTCGACGCGATCACCGGCAACCGCATGGCAGACATGCAGAGCCGCATCAACGCCCTGGAGCTTCAGCAGGCTGTCGCCGGCGTAGTCCGGTATCCGATGGCCAGCACCTACAGCTCCGGCTGCAATCCCTTTTGCGGCTGCAGTTGTGGCGCCTGAGCGTATTTAGTACGCCGACAAACTGGGGCGGCGTAAGTCGCCCCTTTTTTCAGAAAGGAGAAAACCATGCTCAAAGCTTATTCCCAGAACGTCACCGTCGTCGCCGGTGAGGCGATCCCCTTCAACGGTGTGACCCTCGAAAAGGGCAGCTCCGCGGTCCTGTCTTCCCCCACGACCATCGAGCTGAACCAGTGCGGCGTGTATATGGTGGCCTGTGGCGTCAGCGCTGCAGCAGCTGAGACGATCCAGCTGTCCAAGGACGGCGTGCTGCAGCCTGATGCGCGCAGGACTGGCACCAGCCCCGGCTTCACGACCTTGGTCCAGGTCCCCCGGAGCAACACCCCTTGCCCCTGCACCAGCCCCACTGTGCTGCAGCTGATTTCCGTCACCGCCGGCACGCTGGCTGACGCAAGCATCGTCGTGACGAAAGTGTGCTGATTATGCGAATCATCAAAAAACTGAGCGAGAAGATCGCTGAAGAGATCGAGGACGCCGGCTGCTACGCGAAAATGGCGCTTGAGTACAGAGACCAGTACCCTGAGCTTGCCCGCGTCGTGAGCAACATCGCACAGCAGGAGATGGACCACATGCAAAGCCTGCACGCGCTCGTCGTCCAGATCATCGACCAGTACCGCCGCACGAACGGCGAACCCCCTGCCGCCATGCAGGCGGTGTACGACTACCTGCACGCCAAGCACATCGACGACGCTGCCGAAGTCAAGGCAAAGATCGCCATGTACAAAGGCCAGTAACGCAAAGCCCCTTCGGGGGCTTTTTGTTAACATTTCGTTCATAAACCATTGATTGGCACATGGCTCGTATGGTAAAATAACATTAGTAAATGAACGACATTTTGAGGGGGGACGGGAGCATGAGAAGATTTAGACACCTTACAAGGACAGACAGGATCCGCATGGAGACGCTGCTTAGAGCTGGCATGAGCGCGAGCAGGATAGCAAACGAATTGGGCGTATCCGTGCGCACTGTGTTTTATGAGAAGAAGAAGGGCGCGTATGTTCACCGGAATAGTGACTGGAGTGAGGAGACACGATACAGCGCTGACCTGGCAGAGCTCCGCACCAGGCAGGCAGAGACCGGCAAGGGCCCACAGCTGAAGATAGGGAGCGACAGGAAACTTGCAGAGTACATTGAGCACAAGATATCAAAGGAAAAGTACAGCCCCGCGGCAGTCCTTGGCGAGATCCAGGCAAAGGGACTGAAGTTTAGTGTAACCATACAAAGCCCGAACACGATCTACAGTTACATCGACAAGGGCGTATTTTTGAACCTGACCAACAAGGATCTGCCGGTCCGTGGGAATAAGAAGCGTGCCTATAACCGGGTCCGCACGGTTAAGCGCGCACCCAGTGGCGAGAGCATCGAGAAGCGCCCGGACGAGATCCGTGACCGGTCCACCTTCGGTCATTGGGAGATGGACACCGTAGTCAGCGCCCGCGGATCTTTGAAGGCGTTGCTGGTCCTGACCGAACGCCTGACCCGCCGTGAGATCATACGACTGTTGCCTGACAAAACCACCGCGTCCGTTGTCCGCGCCCTGGACGAGATCGAGATTGGAATGGGCGGCGGATTCAGCTCCCTGTTCCGCACGATCACGTGCGACAACGGCACCGAGTTTTCCGACGCCGCCGGGATCGAGCGGAGTGTGGACGGAGGATTTAGGACGAAGACATACTTCTGCCATCCTTATTCATCGTACGAAAGAGGCTCAAACGAGAACGCTAACAAGCTGATCCGCCGGTGGCAGCCGAAGGGCTCCGTGTTTGAAAATCTGACCGATGAGCAGGTGCAGTCCCTGGAGGATTGGGCCAACCGTTACCCCCGGAAAATCCACGGATGGCGCTGCGCTGAGGACTTGTTTCAGCAGCATTTGCACTCATGTGTGAACATTTTATAGATTATGAAATTATCCATTGACATTTAGCACTGTAAATAGTACCATGTAATTGCAGAGGGGCCACCGCCCATAAGGCCCCGTGAACGGAGGCAATTACATGAACGCGAACAAGGGCATCATCTCTAACAATCCTATCATCACAAGAACCCCTTATTGGACCCCCGATTCCGTGCGGACGGCGTGTATCAAGAACGATCTGTACACGCTTGGGGATAGCGAAGCATACACCGCCATGCTGGAGCGGGTCAACAGGTGGCCGAACCCGTCCGACTACGGCCTGTATGTGATCGCCAAGGACATCGCCGAGCACAGCGAGCATCAACCCATCACCAACGTCATGTTCATCCTGGCGAACACAGCAATAACGTACACGTTCGCTCTTGACGGACGAGGCGATGTATAAGGAGGGTCGATATGGACATCTTGATTCCGACCTGGGCCGTGACGATCTGCGCGGTGAGTCTGTCAATCGGAGCTGCCGGGTTCGGCGTGTGGCTCGGTGCAGACGGTCTGAAGGACCTGGTGAAGCTGGTCCGCCGGACGCTGGCGTCCGAAGCGCGGATACAACACCGGTGGACGCAAAACGAGCGCGAGACGCTGAACTACTGGATCCGTGACAGCTTCCGAAACAAAGCTGATGCCACCAAGGAACGGCACCGCGCCGACCAGGAGCAGAGCATGCGGCGGCAGCTCGCGAAAGGAGCGAACCATGAAGCGTGAGCTGCATTTGTACGAGATCGTGACGATCTCCTGCGGACAGGTATCCGTGCTGTTCAGGACCTGCAGCCTGAAGGAGCTGAGCCGGATGTACATCGGCTGCATGGAGCGAGAGAACAAGTTGATCAGGATCCGAATGGACGGCGAGCTCCTGACGATCCGCGAGAGCGACAAGCTCGGCAACGCATACCACCCCAGGACGAAGAAAGGAGCCGCTGCCGTATGAACAAGAGCATCAACCCTGAGATCATCGAGACGCTGAAGAAGAGGCACCCTGGCATGACGCGGCAGATCTTCAGCATGACCCGGAAGCCGGACTATTACGGCATCGACCTTACACAGACGGCACGCAAGCTGTCGGGCAAAAAACCGAAGGTAGAAGAGCACCGCGAGAAGCCATGCAGGTTATACCTTCGGCTGGATACGAGGCAATTCAAACGGCTCACAGAGCGTTTGAACGGACGTTCCAGGCAGGAGTACCTGGAGGAGCTGGTAATGAGGGACCTGAGAGGGGGTAGAGCGTGATGTACAAGTGCATGCATTGCGGCGCAGAGTTTGACGAGCCGAAGGCCATCGGCGACGACGCCGACTGCGGCGAGGTGTGCCCCGAGTGCCACAGCACCGACTTTGACGACGCGGTCGAGTGCGATGTTTGCGGGACGGTGATCGCGCTGTCCGATGCGGAAGGATATGACCACCATGTCTGCATGGACTGCATCATGAAGCGCAAGTACGATCTGCCGACGCTGCTGAAGGCGACCGAAGGCAAAGTGGTTGACGAGATCGAGGTCCCGACACTGGCCAGGTACATCCTGACCGACGAGGATATCAAGACCCTGATCATCAGGGAGCTGGAGCGCCGGCTCGCTCTGGCGACAGAAAAACTGTTCCCGTTGCCGTTCGAATTTGACGCGACGGATTACATCAAGGACTACAAGAGCGATCTCGCGGACTATATCGGAGAGGAGGCGTCATGACCAAAGACGATAGGGAACGCGTCCGGGCCTGGAGAACAGCGCACCCGGAACGCTGGGCCGAAATCCAGCGGAGATACCAAGAACGACACCGTGAACAAGTGCGCCGATACCAGCGCGAGTACAAGCGGAGAATCAGAGCTAAGAAAAAAGAGGAGGAGACTGAAGCATGAGCATCACGTACGAACAGATCAAGCAGGTGAGTGACGGGATTGTCACGACGGACATCAAGGGCAAGCAGTACGCGGGAGTGAACGGCAGGATCAACGCCTTCCGGCGTCTGTACCCGCAGGGGTTCATCTCCACGGAGATCGTGAACCTCGCGGACGGGATGGTGGTCATGAAGGCGACCTGCGGCTACTACGAGAACGGGCAGGCGGTTGTCCTGGGCACCGGCCTCGCGTACGAGCGCGAGGGGTCCAGCAACATTAACAAGACCTCGTTCATCGAGAACTGCGAGACTTCCGCTGTCGGCAGGGCGCTGGGCATGGCCGGTCTCGGGATCAGCACGGCGGTGGCGTCGGGCGAGGAGATGGAGAACGCGATCCAGCAGCAGGAGGAGCAGAAGAACGAAGCGGATCCGAAGCGCAGGGTGGAGTTGGTCGACGAGATCAATAACATGCTGCGTGACTTCAATTCGGACGAGAAGCGGACGATCTTTTCCATGGCGCGCCAGGACGCGGGCATTGAGCCGAAGGAGGACGGCACACCGAAGACCAGCGGGATCATGAAGGTGAGCGAGCTGGAGAAGATGAAGGCCTGCGTCGCTGACGTGATCGGGAGGATGAAATGATGACCATCAAAGTATCGGACCCGCAGGTCCAGCAGGTGTACAGGAGTGGGGCTCGGATATCGTTCGCGATCCCGAACGATCAGCTGACGGCGGCGAAGCTGCTGGCTGACGAGCTCCGCGAGGGTGAGATCTCCCTGGAGTGCAAGAAGTGGCGGAACCGGCGGAGCCTGGACGCGAACGCATACATGTGGACGCTCATTGACAAGATCGCGCAGAAGACCAGGCAACCGAAGCGGGATATCTACCGGCACGCGATCAAGGAGATCCCCGGCAACAGCACGCTGGTGTGCGTCCAGAACAAAGCGAAGGAGATCCTGAAGCAGCAGTGGGAGGCGCGCGGCCTCGGCTGGCAGACGGAGGAGATGGACAGCAAGCTGGAAGGCTGTACGAAGATCGTGCTGTATTACGGCTCCAGCACCTATGACACGGCGCAGATGTCGCTCCTGATCGACAGCATCGTGGACGAGGCAAAGGAGCTCGGGATCGAGACGCTGACACCGTTCGAGCTGGAGGGTATGAAGGCAGCATGGAGATGAAGAAGTGCTTTCTATGCGGACGAGAGTGCTACACGGAGGTCCATCACCTACTGTTCGGGACGGGCCTCCGTAAGCTCTCGGAGCAGTACCACCTGACCGTGGATCTGTGCCCGGAGTGCCACAGGACCGGCCCCAGGGCGGTGCACAACAACGCGGAAGTCGCCAACGCGCTCCGGGCGTACGGCGAGAAGAAATGGATGGAGCAGACCGGCGGCACGGTCGACGACTTCATCAAGCGGTTCGGGAAAAACTATTTGACAGGAGGAGACTATGAACAAGCAATTCTTGATCGGTAACGTGTGCGGGGATGCCGACCTGAAGTCCACGCCGGCGGGCGTGACGGTGTGCAGCTTTGTTGTGGCGAGTGATCGCCGGTTCCGGGATGCGCACGGTGAGAAGGTGACCGACTTCTTCCGGGTGCAGGCGTGGCGCCAGCTGGGCGACGTATGCGGGAAGTACGTGAAGAAGGGCATGAAGGTAGCGGTGATCGGCGAGCTGCAGGCGCGTACCTACACCGCGAAGGACGGCAGCACCCGCATGAGCCTTGACGTGAACGCCGACGAGGTCGAGTTCATGAGCAAGGCCGATGAGAAGCCCGCGGAGAAGCGGCAGATGACGCCTGCGGATCCGAGCACCTTTGAGGACATCACCAGCGACGACGTGCCGTTCTGAGGTAGATCATGAAGCAGCTGAAGATCAAAACCTCATGGCTGAAGCGCATGGAACCGCTCAGTGACGCTGAGTGCGGGCGTCTTTTCCGGGGGATGCTGCTATACGCAGCCACCGGCGAGACGCCCTCCCTCTCCGGGAGTGAGCGGATTGTGTGGGCCGTAGCCGAAGAGGAGATAGACGAGCAGCAGGAGATCTCCGCAAAGCGGGCAGACGCCGGTAGCATCGGAGGAAGCAAACCGATGCAAACCGAAGCAAACCAAAGCAAACCGAAGCAAACCGAATCAAACGACAGCGGAGAGAAAGCACTCCCCTCTTCTCCCCCCACACCCCCCGTAATAACCCCTCTGAAAGAGAGAAAGAAAACCTCCCCTAAAGGGGAGTCAAAAGAAAGAGCCCTGCCCCAGGCGCTCCAGGACGCTTTGCAGGCGTTCAAGGAGATGCGGAACCGGATGAGAAAAACGATGACGCCGCTGGCCGTGGACCTCCTGATCCAGAAGCTGGAGAAGCTGGCACCGGGCGACACGGAGAAGCAGGTGGCGATCCTGATGCAGAGCATCGAGAACGGCTGGACCGGCGTGTACGAGCTGCGAAAGGAGAAGGACCGGCGGCAGAACACGCTGCTGAACTACCAGGAGCATGGCGTGAGCCACGCGAACCTGAGCGAGATCGAGATGGATTTGGAGGAGCTATGACCGAAAAAGACGAACAGATCCTTCTCTTCGACTGGGCGCAGTACCGGCCCGACCTGGCGCTGATGTTCCACATCCCGAACGAGGGCCGACGCCGGGTGCAGCACACGGTGAGCCTGAAGCGGCAGGGCATGAAACCGGGCGTGCCGGACATATTCCTGCCTGTGGCCCGCGGCGGGTATCACGGGCTGTTTATCGAGATGAAGCGCCGGATCGGCGGGCGGTCCACGCCGGAGCAGAAGGAGTGGCAGCGGGCGCTGCTGGAGGAAGGGTACGCGGCCTGCGTCTGCAAAGGGTTCGACGAGGCGCGGGAGACGATCGAATGGTACTTGAAACTGAAGGAGGAGCGAAGATGAAAAGACCTGAAGCCTGTGACTATAGCTACGACCCCAGAAACTGCTGCGACTGCCCGTACTTCTTCCACGACGAAGTGGGGCATGGATGCACGTATGAGGAGGACGACGATGGAGAACTATGACAATCTGGTGGCGGCGTTGCGGTGCAAGCGTGACGATTGCGAAGGGTGCGACCTTGCTTTCTTCGACAAGGACGAGGGGTGGATGTGCCAATTTGCCGCAAAGGATGATGATGCCGCCGATGCGATTGAGGCGTTGCAAGCGGAACTGCTCAAAGCAGAAATGCGGTGCGCTGATTGCGAGTACGGGAACAAACCGTGGCCTGAGGAACCGGGACAGCCGAAGCGGGGCGAGATTGTGCGGTGCGGGGAGTGCAAGTGGTGGCGTGAGTATACCACCAACGGAAAGCATGACGGATATGGGATATGCGATATTCACTATTTTGCAGACAGAATTAGTGCGAATTCCTACTGTTCGGACGGCGAGAAGATGGAGGTGCAGGAATGACTATCAAGATTACATACAATAAGAGCTGCCCGGAGTGTGGGAGCCGGCACATCGTCAAGGCTGCCAAATGCAAGCGGTGTGAGAAGTGGGTGTCTGAGGATTCCGCTTTCGGGTACGGTAGCAGCGTTATCTGTGAGGATTGCCTTCAGGAAGAAAACGGAGACCTTGACCTGCTGTATGCGGCGACCAAGGACGAGTGCGAGGAGTTCCACATGCCAGTCTTGTTCATGACGTTCTTCACGGACGATGAGATCTATGAAGTCCTCATGCGGGAGCTGAAGGCTTGCCACGAACAGATCCCCCGCGACACCAAGGCGTTTGTCCGGCGGTATGCCAATGAGATTGCGGATGAAATATTGAAGGAGGATGAATAAAATGTTTAACAAAACCAACCAGGTACAGACCATTGATGTGAATGAATGGGTAAACAAGCTGCTGGCAGCTCGCGATGATGTGAGGGCCGTGGAGAAGATCCGGGAAAAGTTTGACACGATCTGCTTGCGGAACATTGAGGATCGTGCCAAGAATTTGGAAAAGCGGACGAGCCTCTATGACTTCTACTATGATGGAGGCGTGCCTGTCACGGAGGACTTAGCTCTGTGGATCATGGATGTGATTTGCTATCGGATGCCTGACGAGCTTGTGGAAAAGTGGGCGTTTGTATGTGAGAAGTATTGGAAGATGAAGGAGGATGGAAAGGAGGCGTCCAATGGCGAAGTGTAAAGGCTGCGGGGCCGAGATGAGAGCGAAGATGGAGGTGCATGAATGACTATCAAGATTACATACAATAGCGGAGATTCGTACATAACAACCGTTCCGAATGAATCCTATGCGGATAGCATCGCTTGCATTCTTGACAGCATCCATACGGATTGTGAACGGGAGGTGCAGGAATGAGCGAGTGCGTTGTGCGGATGGAGATGCCGAAGGACTGCCAGTATTGCGCAATGGCACACTGGGATTTAAGAAACATTCTGTCGGGTTGTGATGCGGTACCTGGAAAGCGGTATCTTCAAGGTAAGGACGATGAGTTTTGGAAGGACGGCAGACCGTCATGGTGTCCCATCATCTGCTCCCTCCCGGAAGGGCATGGGCGGCTGGTGGATGCGGATGCTTATAGTGCCGAAATGAAAGACCGTCAAGAGGCGGCATGGAAGTGGCGAAACGAAGCCATAGCGGAGGAAGATGAGTTAAAACTGGCAAGAGCAGAAGGGGCCTTTACAGCCTTCACCGAAGCAAAGCTGACAATGGACAAGCACATTATCTCCCCGTGGCGAAGGGTGGAGGAGGAACTGCCGGAAGAAGGGCAGAGAGTTGTGGCGATGGACAGAAACGAAGATATGGAAGTGGTGGCTTATGATGGGCATGGGTTTGAAGATTCGTATGGGTTTTATTTTACCGATGTAATCTACTGGATGCCCATCGAGCCGCCGAAGGAGGTCAAATAATGCTGATTGAACAGACGCTGTTCGGCACGATCGACAAAGTGCAAACGGCTATTGACAGGCTTAAGGCGTTTGAGCCGAAGGATCGACCATACTGGCTCGCGTTTAGTGGCGGGAAAGACTCCTGTGTGATCCTCGAGCTCGCAAAGATGGCGGGGGTACGCTTTGAAGCACATTATAATTGCACCTCCGTGGATCCGCCGGAACTTGTCCGTTTTATTAAGCGTGAGCACCCTGAGGTCAGTTTCGATATACCTCACGATCGGAATGGACGGACGGTAACCATGTGGACCCTCCTGAAAAATAACTCCATGCCGCCGACACAAGTATACAGATATTGTTGCCGTGCGCTGAAGGAATCATCAGGAAAAGGAACAGTTACAATTACGGGCGTTCGTTGGGCCGAAAGCATAAACAGGAAACTTAACCAAGGGCCTGTTGTAATCACAGGAACTGGCGCAGAGAGAGTTCCCGAAGTACAAGCGGCAAATTTTACATCAACCGCACGGGGGGGGTGGTGCTGAACGACGATAATGACGAGGCCCGCCGTGCTGTCGAAGTTTGCTTCAGAACGAGAAAAACGCTTGTGAATCCAATTATAGATTGGACAGACGAGGATGTTTGGGAGTTCATAAGAAAGTACAATGTTCCTTACTGTGAATTGTACGACAAAGGCAAAACCCGGCTTGGGTGTATCGGATGCCCGATGGGAAGAGAAAGAAACATGAGGAAAGAATTTGAACAATACCCGAAGTACAAAGAACAGTATATTCGTTGCTTCGACGCAATGCTAAAACGCAGAAAGGAACGTGGCCTTTCGACAAACAAATGGAATACAGGGGAAGATTTCTTTGAATGGTGGATAACGCTTGACAACAAAAAGGACAATCCGGCACAGATAAGCATTGAAGACTACGAGGAGGTGGAAGGATGAAGGATCAGAACTACGGGAAAGTCGTCACGGTCCCGAAGGAGTACGTGGATCGGACCGGTTCTGCGCGGACGGAGAACGGAGGGAAGGATGACAACACGTGAGATCTTCGTAGACGATCTCCAGCAGATGGAGGACAGCCTTATATGGCTGGAGAAGAACAGCAACAACCAGCACATCGTGAGCACCTGGGGCATCCTCAGAGCTGTATGCAGGACCCTGTACCACCTGCTCACTGACAGGATCAGGACAATGGACAACGAAAGGAGAAAACAGAATGGCTGATGAAGTGAAGGAGATCATGGCGCGGATCGGCGAGAACGAGCTGCTGTACCAGGGCGTGAGAAACGGCGTGCTGCCGCTGAACGGGTTCGGCGAGAACCTGATCGGCGTGAATATGTGGTCCGACGAGGGCCGGCTGCTCGTGGTCGAGCTCTCCGGCGAGCCGCGGCGGCTGGTTCTTGACGAGCTGCTCGGGTGGCAATGGTACAACAGCGAGGGACCAGAGGAATGATAACCAGGCTCGAGCTGCAGCAGTACCGGAGAGCCAACGACCGGCACCGGCGGTCACCGGAGAACAAAGCGTTCCGGCGCCGGCTGGACGCGGCGATGGCGGAGCTGCAACCGGTGGAGCGGCATGTGGTGTTCCTGCGGTACTGCTGCCGGCTGAGCTGGGTCGCGGTGGGGATGCGGATCCACTACAGCGAGGCGCAGACCAGGAGGATCGACAGGAAGGTGCGAAGGAAACTGGAGGAGGCCGACTGAGCCTCCTTTTTTTGTGCGCGGTCGTCGAAAAGATGACCGTTTTTTTGTTGTGCAGCGGGTTAAAGTGTGACGAATTAAAGTGTGTCGAAGGAGTAGGTATGGCGAAGAAAAAAGTTTACACAAGCGGCACGATGTACGAGGAAGAGACCGGTCGGTATATGGACGCAGGTCTTGCCGGCGAAATGGCACTGCAGAATCGTGCAACGGCGCGCAAAAAGAAAGTGGGCACCGGTTCAGCTACTGTCAAGAAGGGAAACAAAGTACCGGCAGCACGTCGTGGCGTTGGTCAGGAGACAATTGACGGGTTTGTCAACAGCGCGCCAAAGTCACTTGTGAAGACCGCCATGAAGAACAAGAACAAACCACCCCGCAGGAGATAACGTGGCAGGAACACCTGAGAAAATGCGCGAGATAGGCGCGAATACGCGATTCAGCGGCGAACGAGCGGTGAAGGCCGCGAAGAAGTCCGCCGAGACCCGCGTGCAGATCGGGCGTCTGAAGCATGCCGCTGAGAAAGTGATCACGCCGAAGAAGGCCGAGGAGATCATCGCGGCGCTGGCTGACAAGGCCGCATGCGGTGACGTGCCGGCGAGCACGTTCCTGCGTGACCTGCTGGGCGAGAAGCCGGCCGAGAAGGTGGAGCAGACGATCAACGAGATCGCGTTCCGCATTGAGGGCGTGAGCGACGAAGAAGCGGATGCGATAAGCGGATGATCAGCGTCAGGATCCAGCCGAAGCAGCTGCAGTTTTTCAAGGCACGCGGCAGGCACATCTGCTACGGCGGCGCCAGGGGCGGCGGAAAGAGCTGGGCGGCGCGTGTGAAAGCGGCCATGCTCTGTGGAAGGTATCAGGGGCTGAAGGTGCTGCTGATGCGCCGGACGCTGCCGGAGCTCAGAGAGAACCACGTCCGGTTCCTGCTCCCTATGCTGCAGGGGACCGCGAAGTACAAGGAGACCGAGAACTGCTTCTACTTCCCGAACGGCAGCATTCTGAAGCTGGGCTACTGTGCCGCCGAGAAGGACGTGTACCAGTACCAGGGCCAGGAGTGGGACGTGATCATCCTGGAAGAGGCGACGCACTTCACCGAAGAGCAGATGACGTTCCTGACGACCTGCAACCGGTCCGTGCGCGACGACTTCTCACCGCGGATGTACTACACCTGCAACCCCGGCAACGTGGGCCACGCATGGGTCAAGCGCCTGTTCATCGACCGCGACTACCGCGGCGAGGAGAAACCGGAGGACTACGTCTTCATATCGGCCTCGGTATACGACAACGAGGTGCTGATGAAAACCAACCCCGGATACGTGCAGACGCTGAAGAACCTCCCGGAGGACCAGCGCAGGGCGATGCTCGACGGCGACTGGGACGTGTACGAAGGCCAGTACTTCAGCGAGTGGCGCCGGGACCTGCACGTGATCGACCCGATACCTATCCAGCCATGGTGGCAGGTGTACAGGGCCATCGACTACGGCCTGGACCGGCTCGCGTGCCTGTGGTGCGCGTTTGACGACGTCGGGAACGCATACGTATTCCGGGAGATTTGCGTTTCAAACACGATCGTATCTGACGCGGCACGGATGATCCTTTCAGCCGGGGACGAACCCGTGACCGCGACGTTCATGCCATCCGACCTCCTGGGTCGCTCCTCCCAGACCGGCGTCTCGATCTACGAAGCGTTTGCAAACGCCGGTCTGCGGGGCGATCCCGTGAGCAACCCGCGGGTACCCGGGTGGCTGAACCTGAAAGAGTGGCTGCACCCGGTGGACGACGGGACCGGCACGGTGCGTCCGAGGCTGAGAGTGTTCTCCACCTGCAAGGAGCTGATCCGGTGCATGCCGCTGCTCCGGTACGCGACGACCGGCGACCCGAGTGACGCGGCGAAGGACCCGCACGACATCACGCACGCGCCGGACGCGCTCCGGTACATGATGGACGGCAGGCCGCGCCCGGGCGAGAAACCGGCGGAGGACAGGCACCGCCGCAACAGGACAATCGGTCAGCAGACCGCGAGCATTATCGGATATGGAGGCAGACGATGATCTACTTTTTCGCAGGCTTCGCCACAGGCGCTGTAACGGCCCTGTTTTCCGCTTTCTGCCTGCACAAGGCGAAGGCCGCGACGCAGGAAACGACAGAAAACAGCACCGTTTCCGGGCGTTCGAACGCAGAGAAAGAGGAGCGTGAGCGGCGCGAGGCAGAAGAGCAGCGCCAGCACGAGAACATGATGAGATACACGGGTAAGGAGCAGAGAGGATGAAGATCCAGAAGGACCCGGAGGGGATCCGCAAAGAGTTCACCGCTGGACAGCACTACAAGGACGCGATCGGTCTGTACGACACGTACGCGCAGAACGAGGCGTTCTACGTGGGCGACCAGTGGCGCGGCGTGGACGCTGACGACATCGACAAGCCGGTGATCAACTTCCTGCAGCGGGTCGTGAGCATGCGCAACGCGAAGGTCAGCTCGCAGGACTGGAACACCCGGTTCCTGTCGTTCGTACAGAACGACGAGACAGACGCGATCTCGAAGATGCTGTCCGACCAGGTGGACCACGTGATCGAGCGGCTCGGCCTGAAGAGCATCGCACGGACGGCGCAGCGGAACGAGTGCGTGGACGGTGACGCCTGCGTGTACTTCGACTTTGACGCGGACGCTGAGAGCGGCATGAGCGCCCCCGGCGCCGTGACCTGCGAGCTCCTGGAGAACATCAACGTGTACTTCGGGAACCGGTACAGCCGCGACGTGCAGAAGCAGCCGTGGATCATCATCCACCAGCGCCGGTTCCTGGACGACGTCAAGGACGAGGCCCGGGAGAACGGCGTGCGTGAAGAGGACGTGGAGAGCATCACCGGCGACAGCGACGAGCATCAGCTGGAGCAGGATTCGCCGTCCGACATGGTCAGCGTGCTGATCAAGCTCTGGAAAGAGAACGGGACCGTGCACGCGATCAAGACCGTGAAGGACCTGGTCCTCCGCAAGGAGTGGGACACCGGTTACAAGCTGTACCCGATCGCATGGAGCTCGGCGGAGATCATCAAGGGCTCGTACCACGGCAGGGCGATGCTTACCGGGCTGATCCCGAACCAGATCGCCATGAACAAGTCGTGGGCTGGGATCATCTGGCAGATCCAGAAGACCGGCTTCTCGCAGCCAGTGGTCGATAGGACGCGGATCCCCGACTGGAACGGCGAGCCCGGGCAGATGATCGAAGCGCAGGGGCCTGTCACAAACGTGCGCGACGCGGTCATGTACCTTGAGCCCGCGCCGGTGCCGGTGAGCGTGATCAGCGCCATGGACAACCTGATGAGCACGACCCGCGACTGCATGGGCGCGTCGGACGCGACGATGGGCGATGTGAACCCCGACAACGCGTCAGCAATCATCGCGCTGCAGCAGGCGGACGAGCAGCCGCTGGAGCTCCGCAAGCAGGCGTTCCACGACTTCGTGGAGGATATGTGCCGGATCATCGCGGACATCATCCGCGCCCGGTACGGCAAGCGCCAGGTGATGATGAACGTCACGTACGACGACGAGAACGGGCAGCGGCAGACGCGGCAGGAGCTGCAGGAGTTCGACTTCTCCACACTGGACGAGCTGCAGATGACCATGCGCGTGGACGTCGGCGCATCGAGCCTGTACAGCGAGCAGCTGCAGGTGCAGACCGCGTCGAACCTGTTCACCACCGGGATCATCGACGACCCGGCGAAGCTGGCGATCTACCTGAAGGTCATGCCCGAGAAGTACATCCCCGGAAAACAAGTTTTGCAGCAGTATTGCGAGTCGCTGCTGAAGCAGGCGATGCAGCCTGCGCCCACGGATCCGTTCAGTCCCGCACTGGAACAGGATGACGTGAACGTCACGCCGATCCAGCCGCGGATTGGAAATACACAATAAACCGGCCAACCATAGCCGGGAGAAAAGGAGAAGGAAATGGAAGGCGAAACCAGCCAGACCGTGACCGGAGGGATTTTCGATGGCGAGCCCGAGATCGAATGGGACGACGTCGAAGGCGAAGAGGTTGAGGAGCGCGAGGACGCGCAGGAACCTGAACCAGAAGCCAAGGAACCTGAGAAGGCCGACGACGACTTTCTCACAATCCGCTACAACAAAGCGGACATGAAGCTCACCAGGGAGAAGGCGGTCGAGCTTGCGCAGAAGGGCGCGAACTATGACCACATCTACCAGGAGCTGCAGAGCTATCGGGACGGCCCCATCGGCAAGGCCATCAAGTCGTACGCGGACGCGGCAGGCATGTCGGTCGAGAAGTACGCCGAGATGATGATGGAGCAGCAGCGCGCCGCTGAAGAGAAGCAGGCGCTGCAGGAGCTGCAGGAGCAGTACCCGGACGCACCCGAGGAGCTCTTGAAGGAGCACGTACAGCTGAAGCTGGGCGAAAAGAAGGCCAACGCCGCCAGCGCCGCGGAAACCAGGCGCGCGCAGGAATGGGCGGAGGCGCTTGCCGAGTACCCGGACACGAAGCCGGACAGCGTGCCCCAGGACGTGCATGACGCCGTAGCCAACGGCATGAAACCGCTTGACGCGCTTCGTCTGCACGAGCTGACCTCCCTCCGCACGAAGGTAGCGGAGCTGACGTCGGCACAGGAATCGAAACAGAAACAAGAAGAAAACAGGGCACGGTCGATAGGTTCCGCTGCCGGAGTCTCCTCCGGCGGGGAGGCCGAAGACGACTTCCTCGCAGGCATGGGAATGAGGGCGCGAGGATACTAAATCCCAACGACCGACCCGCAGAAAGGGTTAAACAATGGCTATCAACCTGAAATCCAAGTATGCCGACAGGCTTACTAAAGCGCTTGATTACGCAAGCGTTATCTCCGGGAAGACCAGCACCGAGTACAAGATGGACGGATCCGAAGAGATCCAGCTCCTGTCCCTGGTCACCCAGTCCCTCAACAACTACAACCGCGCCGCCACCGCGAACCGGTACGGCACTCCCGCCGAGATGCAGGACGTCATCCAGCGGATCAAGCTTGACAAGGACCGTTCCTTCTCCATCCCCGTGGACAAGGGCAACTTCATCGAGGGCAACTTCCTCAAGACCGCCGGTGCTGTCATTGAGGACGAGATGAACGAAGTCGTCGCCCCCGAGATCGAGGCCGACTTCTTCAAGAAGGTCGCCAGCAACGCAGGCGGCGTGTACGCCAACGCCACCGCGATCAGCGCGTCCAACATCATGGCCCGTCTGCTCGCCGTCGAGGCCGCGTTCCGCAACGGGCGTATCCCCAAGGCTGACCGTTTCGTCGCCATGAAGACCACCGCTCTGCAGCTGATCAAGCAGGCGCTCACCAACTGCGACGGCATCACCGACAAACTGATGATGCAGGGCATCGTGGGACGCATCGGCACGCTGATGATCCTGGAAGTCGCCGACAGCGACCTGCCCTCCGGCGTGAACTTCGTCGCCTGGCAGAAGCGCTGCGCGGTGTTCCATAAGACCATCGAGGACACCAAGGTCCATCAGGATCCTCCCGGCATCTCCGGCATCCTGGTCGAGGGCCGGTTCCGCTGGGGCGGCGGCGTCGTCGGCAAGTACGCAGCCGGTACCTACGTTGACGCGCTGAACACCAGCCGTCAGGGGAACCCAACGTTGAACGCGAACGGGTCGGTGACCAGCCTGAACAGCGCTCAGTATGTCCTCTGCACCGTGGACGGCAGCGATCCTCGCTACAGCGCCACCGCTGTGAAGCTCACCAGCACCGGCTCCGTCACGCACACTTCCGGTGACGTGCTCAAGGCCGTCGGTTACTACGACGGCAAGATCGCTTCCGAAGTGACCTCCGTCACCACGACCTCCTAACGATAACACAACGACACACGGGGGAGCCTCCGCGCTCCCCCCTTATCTCACAGAAAGGAAATTTTTTGAAATATGTCAAAGACACGAATCATTAGCGACACGCCGGTTATGGACGACAGCGGGGCCCTGCTGCACATCCAGGAGCTGGCAGGACCATCGAGCGAAGACAAACCGACCGAAGGGCTGGCGAACGGGTCTTTGCATATGGAGACAGATACCGGAGCGCTGTCCGTATACGACGAGGACGACGGCTGGAACCCTCTTTCCGGCGGCGGTTCCTCCCTTCCCCCCGTTTCGGCCTCCGACAACGGGAAGGTGCTGTGCGTTGGGCCATCTGGATGGGAGGCCGCAACTATTGATAATGTAGACAGACAAATATGGATTAGATCGACCATTGGTAATGACGGTGGCATTTCAACAACGTCTACTGTAAGTTATGAAGCACTTGGGCAGTTGAATGGCGGCTTCACTTTGACGGCGAACATTGTTGATGCATATGGAAGCTCTCTTGCAACAGTTTATTTAAGTAAAAAAGAACTTACCGATGCGGCCTTTGTGTTTGAGGGTACATACTTTGATATTTTTGCCCTTAAACAAAAGAGTTTTATTGTTGCAATTCCTATCCCTTCGCCCGGTTCAAGTGCAAATGTTGCGATTGCATGGAAAGAGGACAAATTCATCGTCACCCTGACCCCGACCGCCCTTGACTTCTCCGGCACGATGGACAAGACGGTGGCTGAGATTACGGCGGCCTACGAAGCGGGGATGGAGATTTGGTTCAGGATGAGTGATGGGACCGGACTGACATACGATGCGCCATGTGACGAGGTTATCACATATACAAGCGAAACATATCCGTCATTTTGTGCAAAGGTATTGGTCAACGGATTGAGTGCCATTGTGTTCATGCAAACCGGAACAACCAACGATGGAACGCAGACAACCTACGGCACTGACATCTACTCCCTCACCCCCGCGAGCTGAAAGGAGAAAGCTGTATGGCAAACGAGCAAAAGATCCGCGTATTGAGCGATATGCCGGTGATGAACGAAACCGGGAACCTGCTGCACGTGCAGGACCTTGCAGGGCCGGCGTCGGCATCGAAGCCTACAGAAGGGCTTGCAAACGGGTCCGTGTTTATTGAGACGGATACCGGAAAACTGTACATATACGACGAGACCGCCGGATGGTCTCAGGCATAAGGAGGAACCAATGGACAAAGGAATGTTGAGAATGGCAGCTGTCGCAAAGGCTGTGAACCCGGTGTCGCAAGAGCAGGTAAGCACCGCCGTAGACGACTGGCTGGATGATCATCCCGAAGCGACCACGACCGTCGAGGATGGCGCTATCAGCAAGGCGAAGCTGAACAATGACCTTCAGGCAGTAGTGGACGCTGTACCAGATTTGTCCAGCGCTCTTTCCGATATAACAAAGCGGGAGTACGTACTGGCGGCAATTGCAGGAAAGACCGCAGGCTCATCGTCGCTGCCGACGGGCGTTTCCTCCGAGCAGGGCGCATTTCGAGGCATGGCAGTCAGCAACCCTGGCAACCTTACGAGCACGACATCCAACAAGTACAACACGTTCTACCTGCTGGCTGAGAACGACATGGACGTTGTCGTAGACTTCCGAAGCACGGCTAACTCCAACAAAATAGGCGTGTTTTCAGGCTCTCCGTATGGAGAGGCGAACAGGGTATCCGCTATTTATGACTCCGGCAGCGAGACGTACCCGCTGCCGACGCCCAGCGCACCGCTCCATGTTGAAGCAGGGCAGTACGTTTCCTGGTCGTATTCAAACGGCGCTACCGTAGAAAACGCGGCATGGGTTTTGTACCAGGTCACGGATTGGGAAGCAACGCTTAAAGACGGCTTGCCGCTCACAGACGAGATGGTACAGGACGTGAACCTTAAGCTGCAGGATGGCTGGCAGCCTGTTCCGGGCGCGTTTGAGCTTGGCGGGTACAACGGATACAACAGCAAGGACAGCAGAACATACAGGGTAAGAACGTCGGGCTATATTGAGTTCCCGTATGAATATTTCATCAAGGCCGACAGCGGGTACTACGTCGCGGCGCACCTGGATGACGGCACCTCCCTATCCGCATACCACATTATCCGCATCCCGAAGAACAAGAAGGCGTGCGTGTATGTGCGCAGGGTAACGGAGGACACGACGGAAACGGTAGACGTAGCGACTTTCGCAGCCGCTATCAAGATGAGCACAAAGCTATCCGACATGCGCCTGTACGCGCCGACGTTTACGGACGTGTCAATGTTCCTGCGTGTCGGAATCGGCGGAGACAGCTACGCCGCAGGCGGCGGGATCATTAGTGGTATTCGTCCGTTGACCTGGGGGAAGAACCTTGAACGGCAGGCCGGCGTTGACGTGGACATCTACGCAAAGTCAGGGCAGACCATCGTGCAGTGGGTAACCGATGCGACGAACGGGCTCCCGGCGCTGCTTGCCGGAGACGAGTGCGGGCTGTACTGGCTGCAGCACGGCATAAACGGCACCTCAACCGCGGAAGATCTCGGCACGTCCGCAGACATGTCGGCGAATCCGCACCCGGCTACGTTTTACGGACAATACGTCGAAGCGATCCAGCAGATCCAGGAAGCGTTCCCGGACGCACGTATTGTACTGGCAACGGTTACGGGCAGCGATTACGGCCTGTCTAACACCAACTACGCGAACGTGAACACTGCCATCAAGGCCATCGCGGAGTACTGCTCAGTACCTGTGATCGACGTGACAGAGGATGAGTTCTACAGAACAGCGTGGTACGCAGACGGAATGCGGAGCAATCACCCGACCGCCATGATAGCCGCCGGCATGGCTATGGCAAACAGAAGGCTCATCAGCAAGTGTATCCAGGACAACCCATTGTATTTTGTCGAGTTTGGCGCAGACGACTGACGCAAGGAGGCGTGAATGTTCACAGTAAAAGACATCTACGTCCTGGGCGCGGCGCTGATCGGTGACCACGAAGGCGACGATCCCGATGAGGAACTGTTCGCGATCCCGTACATGAACATCCTGCTGCAGGAGTCGCTCGGGTGCGAGAACAGCATCCGCGCAGCGCACGGGGAAACTGAGCTGACAGCGGCGCCGATCGTGACGAGCATCGAGGAAGAGCTCGAGTACCACGACCAGCTGGTCCGCGCGGCGTTCCCGTACGGATTGGTATGGCAGTACCACCAGGAGGCCGGCAACCACGGGCTCGCAGCTCAGTACCGGAATATGTTCATCGACGCGGTGAACGGTTGCTACTGCTACAGCATGAGGAAATACAGATGATCAAGATACCACCTCTTGACGATTCGCGGCTCCGGTCGAAGGCGTATACCTACTTCCGGGGCTGCGACTTCACAACGGACCCGGCGGAGATCGACGACACCAGGTCACCGGACTCTCTGAACATGATCGCGGACGACGCCGGGTTCCCCGAGAAGCGCGTCGGCTGGCGCGTCATGACGGAGCTGACCGGGAAGATCCACAGCATGATCTTCGCGCACTTCGCGGGCGTGACGAACCCGGTTATCGTCGTGCACCATGGCACGAAACTGACGGCATACGACTACACCGCCAACACGAAATCCGTGCTGTCCACCGGCATGAACGATCACGCGTCGGCGATGTTCCTGCACGCCGGGAAGCTGTACGTGCTGGACGGGGCGAAGTACCAGCGGTTCTACTACGCGAGCGGGTACCAGTCCGAGGAAGTGAAGACCGTCGCAAAGACGCCGACGACAGGCAGGAACGGCCACTACACCGCCGAGGACGACGGGCACGGGAACATCACGTACACCTGGGAGCCCTGCACGCAGTACGAGGAACCGAACCTGCTCAGCTCGTCGCAGATCAACGAGCTCGCCGGCGACGGCGCAAACAAGGACTTCTGGCTGACCGAGCAGAGCGCGACCGTGACGAAGGTCGAGCAGTACTCGAGCGGCAGCTGGTCGGAGATCGCGAGCACCGCGTACACCGTTACCGACGACACGACCGTCGGCAAGACGAAGGTCTCGTTCACGACCGCACCGGCAGCGCACCCGGACGGCGCCGGCATCGACAACATCAGGGTCACGTTCACGTCCACGGCGCACCCGGCTGACGCTACGCAGATCGAGAAATGCTGCATCGCTACCCAGTACGGGTATTTCAACGACAACCGGTTCTTCGTGGCGGGCAACCCGGACCACAAGCACCGCGACTACGCCTGTGCCGTGAGCGACCCTACGTACTGGGAGCTGAACCAGTGGACGGACATTGGCAGCGACCAGACCGCGATCATGGGGTACCTGCACTATGGCGACGTATTGGCGATCGTAAAAGAGGACGACAACCAGGACGCGGAGATCTACATCCGGTCCACCGCCGTCCAGAGCGACAACTCGGTCCTGTTCCCGGTCCAGCAGGGCGTGAAAGGCGTCGGCGCGATCTCTCGCGGCGCGTTCGCTTCGCTGAGGGACGACGCGCTGTTCTACGCCAGGGAGGGCGTGTTCGCCGTCGCCGGCACGGACGCATCCCAGCAGCGGACGGTCCAGAACCGGAGCTACTTTGTCGACAACCGGCTGCGGATCGAAGCGAACAAAGCTGACGCTGTGGCTGTGGTTTGGGAGAACCGGTACCTGCTCGCGTTCCCGGGGTCCGGGCACTGCTACGTCGCCGACGCGCGCATGCAGACGGGGATGAACGAGAGCTATGTGTACGAGTGGTTCTACTGGGAGAACATCCCCGCGTGCGCGTTCCTTGAGTTCGACGGCAACCTGTTCTTCGGCACCACTGACGGCAGGCTATGCAAGATGAACGGCGACTTCTCGTCTATGCTCCGGTACAAGGACAACCTGGTGCGGAACCCGACCCCGAGAGACGTCACCCTCGAGCGCGAGGCGTGGCAAGGCGGGTCCGCGATCCGCGCGCACTGGACGACGAGAGCGGACGCGCTGGGGAGTATAGCGCACCTGAAGACGATCACGAAGCGCGGGAACACGGCACAGGTCAAGCCGTACTCGCACTCGTTCGTATCTATCTCAGCGATCACGAACAACGCGGACACGGTCCAGCTGGCAGAAGCGGAAACGAACGTGTGGGACTTTGCGGAGCTCGATTTTGAGGACATCGACTTCAACGCGATGTCCACGCCGGTCGTCGTGCCGTTCAATTCCAAGGTCAAGAAGTTCCAGATCGTGCAGCTGCGGATCGAGAACGCGCATCTGAAAGAGGACGACAAACCTGACCAGGGTCTCGGACTGTTCGGTATCCAGCTCCAGTACACCGTCAACAACTACATCAAGTGAGGTAAGACATGGCGAGCATCGACGACATCACCGAAAAATACAGGAAGTACCTGACCGGCGCGCAGATCCAGAAGCTGGTCGAAGCGCAAGGCAACTACGAGCGCATAAACGCCGGCAACCGTGCCGACGCTCAGAGCCAGCTCCGGCAGCAGTACGACACCGGTTACCGCGGCTTGCAGAACATGGGCCTCGCCGGATCCAACGGCCAGCAGCCGACCTCCGGCGAAGTCCCCCGGCTGCAGCAGCAGATCATAACCCCGTTCGACCGGTACAACCAGAAACTGCGCGAAGTCGAGCACAAGCAGCTTGACGCGCAGTTTCTGGTTG